TCGGTGGGCGCAGTTTTTTGGCCGAGGGCTTGATATTCGGCGTCGGCACCTTTTTTTTCAAGGTGCCGCTGGAATTCGTAATCCTTGAGGTCTTCTGGATTGGTGACTCGGATGGGTTGGTCTGGAAAGCGGGCTTGAATCTCGGTAAGGCTTTCGGGGTTGCGGGCGTCCGCAAAAAGAAACTCTCCTGTGGCATCGTTGCGATAAGTTGGGTCGCCTTGGACAAGATGATTCAGCCACCCACCGAGGTTCATGGCTTCGATGGAGGCGCGGCCGATGCCGGTCTGAAGTGTGGCGGGGGCTTTGGCAAGAGTCTCTGATTTTGGCTCTTTGAGGGTGCCTGCTTTTATTCGGTTCCATGTCTCTGGGATGCGTGTCACGCTTCCCTCTGGGTCTACAGCCAGCGTGTAAAAAGCATCTGCGGCAGTGACAAACAAGCCTCCGACAACCTTGGCTGCAAGTTCGGCGTTGCCGGGGATTTTGCCTTGGGCCTTGAGGCGCTCCTTGGTGGCCTTTTGCTCGAAATACTCGTCGCGTGTCGGGACATAGTTTGGGTCTTCAAGGGCGGCGACGGCTTCAAGGTCGAGCTCGTCGGTGGTGAATTCCTGCGGCTTGTTAGCCTGATCAAGTAGGTCGAGTTCCTCGGTGGAGTATTCGCGGGCCTCAAGCTGGGCAACGGGGCCTATGGCGGGTCCGCGGGCAGGAAGAGCCCCCTCCCCGGTGATCAGTTCGGGTGAGCCTGTCTGTCCAGGCGCTCCGCTTGCGGCGATTGCCGTAGAGGCGTTCGGGGGAACGGGGGCGTCCTGCACCGGCAGCTCGGCGGCTGCTAGGGCATCAAGTTCGTCGGAGGTGAATTCTCTATTGGGGGAGCCAGTTGCCATTGGGTTGTTGGACGAAAGTTTGGCCGCGGATGATGCGGGTGGCGGGTTGCTGGGGTTGTGCGGGGGCGGATTGGGGAGCGGTTGTTTGCGGGGCGGATCCACCCATGCCTTCGATGCGGGACTTGGCGTCGAGGAGATATTCCCTCCAGATGGTGTCGTTCTGGTGCAGGCGGGGGCTCATGCTTTTGAGGAATTTCAATTCGTCCTGGGAAACGGGCTTGAGGAATTTGGTGAGCTCTAGGACATCGTTGTTGACAAGGCGCTCAAGCTCGGCGCGTTGGGCGGCTCGCTGGTCATTGGCTCCACCGGCATCAAGCATGGCTCCGGCTGTGCCATCGAATTTTCCGACCAAGGGAGAAATGTCGGTGAAATTTGGAGCTTGGGGGTTTGTGTATTTGTTGATTTTTTCAAGGACAAGCTGCTTGCGGGTGTTGAGCTCGGCCTGCTCTTTGGCCTTGGCGATGGCCTCCTGCTCGAGCTTGCCGATATCGAGTTGGGTTTTGCGGGCCGACAACTGAGCTGCGGACGCCTCGGCTTGGGCTTTTGGCGTGGACTGCTCCATGAGACGGGTGTTGAAGGTCTCGACGAATTCCGCGGCGGCTTGCGGGGTGTATTGGATGCCCTGCTTCATGTTTCGCAAAAGTTGTTTTTGCGATTCCGGCAACCGGGCGAAATCCTCTTCGGACTGCACGACGATGCGGCTAAAATCAAAGCTATTGCCTTTGGATGGCTTGGGCGGCGGTGGAGGCACCGCGCCGGCGATCTGGTAGTTTTGCGCGAAAGCGTCGAGTTCGGAGGGTTGTAGTTCGGCCATATTAATTTACAAAGTTCATGTTGATATTGCCGGCGGGATTGCCCTGCGGCTGCGCGTCGGCTCCGCCTATGGGGACTTGGTTGGGGGGGACTTGGTTCTGAATTGCGCTGCGTTGTCCGAATCCTTGAATCTGCGCGGCGAGGTATTGGTTTTTGAGGGATTGATCGAACATGGCTTGCTTGGGAACGATCATTCCCTGCTTGGCGGAGAGGGACATTTTGCTGAATTTGTCGAGTTCCTCTTGGGACATGAGAGGGGTTTTCCCATCCATGCCTGGAGTCTGTGCAAACTGGCCGGCCATCTGGTCCAGATAGTCGGAGGTCATTTTATTTTCGGCGGCTTTGGAGAATCCTCCGATAACTCCGCCAGCGAGGTTGGTGACGCCGGAGGCGATGCCTTGGGCTAGGGCTTCGTTGCCTGCGGCTTTGATTTCGGCGGATTTAGTTTGGTAACCGGCGGTGATTTGGCCGGAGGTGTCGTTGACGGTGGGGTTGTAGGCGAACATGGGCGTTTAGGGGGTTGGGAGGTTTTTGGATCGGCGGGCTTCTAGGCAGAGAGGGCTGCCTGGGACAAATGCTCGGCAGGCGGCGGGGCGGTTTGGATAAATGGAACAAGCGACGGATTGGCCGACCTCGCCACGGAGGGCGATGCAGCGTCCGCAGGGGTCGGTCTTGAGCAGGGGGTAGTCGGTGCGGAGGTATTCGGCAGGGATGCCGGTGGCGTCGGAGCGGTCGCGCCGGAGCACGGGCCAGCTCCAACGGTGCGAGCAACATGCGCCACACCGTTGACAGTCGAGTTGGGATTCCATGTGGGTTTGAAGCCTTGCTCTGGGATGGAGTTGTCTTCGTAGGGGGCGAGGTGGGCGATGCTGTTTACCTCGCTGCGGAGCTTGGGGCACCACACGGGGGCGGAGAGGTGGCGGTTCACGCAGTTCCAGCAGATGGGGTAGTAGTCGGCGTTGTGGGATTTGTCCTGCTTGTGGCCCCACTTGCCGGAGGCGCGGTCGTAGCGGGTGGGGTCCATCGGCACGCCTTCGGCTTCGAGGTAGTCGAAGATGTCGTCGTCGGTCCAATGCCGCATGAGGAAAAGTTGCGTGGGGCTGTCATCCACACGGCGGACATCCTGGGCGAGCGGCACGCCGCCTTTAATGAGATCGACATCGGCGCTTTTCTGGCCATGGAATGCGGCGTCCCACGGCCAGTTGAAGGAGCCGAGCGGGCGCTGGAGGACATCGGTGAGGCCGCACAAGTAGGGCTCGCCTTCCTTGGGGTGCTCGGTGCCGAGGCTGAGGACGAGGGCGCTGTGGTGGCCCCACTGGTAATATTTGAGAAAGTCGAAACGGGGCTCGCCGGTCTCGATGTCGAACCCGTCTTGGATGGCGATGCGGCCGGGAGCGTAGTCGAAGAGGGTCAAGTCCCACTCGCGGGCGAGGAGGTCGCTGTGGGCGTAGCGGTGGCGGAAGCGGGGTTCGCGCCACTGCACGCAGGGGAGCCGCACGCCGAGCTTGAAGATGAGGAGGTGCAGCATGGCGGTGCTGTCCTTGCCTCCGCTCCAGAGGACGACGGGGTTGCGAAATTCCCGTAGCCAATACTCGGTGCGGTAGAGAGTTTGATCGACGAGGGTTTGTAGGTGTGGGTTCATTAAATGGCGAGGGCGGTCATGCCGAGGACCATGCCGCCAGCGGCCATGCCGGAGCCCATCATGGAGTTTTGAGATGCGCCTGCGGTCGCACCGGCTTGCATGGCCGCGCCTTGGAGGGAGGCACGGTTGTTCATGAAGCTGTTGTAGCGGGTGTCGAGCATGTTGGCGTTGAAGCTGGCGACATTTCCGGCCATTTGGGTGGCTCCGCTCCAGGTGTTGCCGATCATGCTGGCTGAGGTGCCAAGCGTGCCTCCGCCTATGGTCGTCCCCGGGGCGAAGGCTCGCATGTAGGGGTCGTTGGCCATGGCCTGATTGGCGATGTTAAGGCCAAGCCCGGCGGCGTTTTGGTAGGCTCCGGCTTGCTGGCCATAGAGGTTGGCGGTTTGGCCGAGGGCTCCCAAAGCGTAGCCGCCTCGGGAGATTTCGGAATTGATGCCGGATTGGTTTGCGTTTTGCAGGAAGGCGCGGTTCATCTCGACCTGGCGCTGGTTGGCGTCCTGGTTGGCGAGGGCGGCTTGCTGGTCATAGCCTGCTTCGGTGAAGGCGCGGTTGTTGGCGGCGTCGAAATTGGCAGCGTTGGCGGCTTGCTGGAACTGTGCATCCGTCAAACCGAGTGTCATGGCGGTTTGTTGGTTCTGGAGGGCGGCTTGAAGCCCTCCTTGTTGTTGAAATTCAGCGGCGCGGGCGGCGGCGGATTGGTTAATCTGTCCGGCTTGAAGCCCTGATTGCTGGTTGGCGAGGGCGGCGGCTTGTTGGAACTGCGCGTTGGAAAGGCCAAGCTGTAATGCCGTTTGCTGGTTTTGGAGGGCGGCTTGTTGGGCGAGTTGCGCGTTTTGGGAACCAGCGCGGAAGCTGAAATCTTGGTTTGAGAGTTCGGCCTGCTGGGCGTATCCAGCCTCGGCGAGGACTCGCTGCTGGGCGTTTTGGTTGTCGGCGAGGTTTGCCTGCTGCGCGAACTGCGCGTTCTGCATGGCGCGGGCTTGGGCCACAGATTGGTTGGTGGTGTCGGCTTGGAGAGCACGGCCTGCGTTGGCGTCCTGCCGCTGGGCGTAGGCTTGGTTGGCGGTTTGCTGGATTCCTGTGCTTTGGTTAAGAACACCCGAGGCAAAAGTGCGGCGTTCGTTTTCCCTAGCGGTGGCAAAGCGGTCTCGATTAAGCAGCTCGGCGGCGAGGGCGGAGTTTCCGGTAGCCATGCCGCGAGAGGCCGCACCGGAGCGGGCGGATTGGATGGCGTCGCGGGATTGCTCGGCAGAGAGGGAGCGGCCAAGGGCCAGGTCGTTTTGGGCCTGTGCTCGGAGTTGCCCTGACAGGCCACCGCCAACGGCCTCTTGCATGAGGGCATTTTCGGCGGCACTGGCTTGAATGTCTCGGGACCGCACATCTTGCACGCGGCGGACTCGGGCGGACGATGCAGGCCCAACAGCCGCAACGCGAGTTCCAGCGACTCGTTCGATGGGGCCAGTCGTGGCTGCTTGCACATTGGCAACGGGTCCAGCTTGAGCGGCGGAGATTTGTTGCGCCCTGATTTCCGCAGGAGAATAACCTGACGGCCCTTGCACATTCCCGACAGAACCGACGCTGGCTGAATCCATGCGAGCCAGATCGCCGATGCGTGAACCTTGGACCTGATCGGCTTGCTGCGACATGGCACTGGCTCCAAGGGCGGAGATTTGCTGGTCGAGAGCGGTCGGGCCTTGGGCGAATTGCTGCGCTGAGGTGGCTAACTCGTCGGCGCGGGTGGCCGTGGTGCCTATCCTGTCTCCGGCGGCGGTGAGTTTTCCAGTTTCGTCGGCGGCGGCGTAGAGGGCTGCGTCGGCTGTTTCCGTGTAGTCGTTGCGGAGGTTGTCTGCGATTTTGGAAATCGTGCCGAGTTGCAAGCCTTCCATCTCGGGGTAGGCTTGAATTTGAGCTTTGAGCTGGTCTCGAAATTGTTTGGATGCCGCTTTGCTGCCCTGCGCCATGAGCGCCTCGTAGTCGATAGGCTGCGCTTGGGGCGGTGGCGTGCCGGTTTTGGGCTTGCTGCCCCCTCCTCCGCCGCCCATTAGGACACCCTCCCTTCAACGAGACCAACGCGGCGGGCGAGTTTGGCCCATGGGTAGGCGTGGGGCTTGAACGAGTTGCGGCGGTGCCAGATGGCCCACTCTTGCGGGCGGGTGGCGACGCGGAGAAATTCGCGGACGGGGTTTGCGTGGCCGACCGAGGCGGCCAGCTCGACGAACCAGGCGTTTGGGGGGAGGTCGTAGGTCATGGTGTTGGTATCCGGGGAGTAGTGGACTTCGTGGGCGAGGAGGAAGACTTGCGGTGTATTGAAAACGAGGCCGTGGGCCATGTGCCAGGCGAGGAGGGATTCAAAAGGTTCGGTAGTGTGATCGTCATGCCAGTTTCGGGCGCGTTCCCAGGGGAGCATTAAAAGCCTCCAAAAATGACGACATTTAACGGATCGACATTATATTCGGTTCCATTATAATAGCTTGTTCTTACATCGACATAAGAAGATGTTTGGGCCACCGGACCAACCCCCATTCTAGGGTCTCCGGCATATAGTGCAGAGCCAACTACTATGTATTCATCTGACGCAAGGGGGCTTTCAAAAAACACGCGATAGTTTCCATCAGAAAGTCTTCCAACTTTTGAGACATTGTATTTTCGCTTGATTCTTGTTGGTTTTATAATTTGAGCTGTAGGAGACGCAGGGACGATGGCACCGGAAATTGTAAAATCAAATTGGTTAGAAGTGACGCCAGAAACAATCCATGTGCCGTTGAGATAATTATTTGGGCTTGCCAACGCATCGAAACAAACATAGTCGCCATTTAACAAACCATGGGCAGTCTTGTTCACGCGAACCACAGTGTCAGACACTTTTGAAAATGTTGTTATTGCTGCGCCCGAGCCGATAGATATTGTCGGTATATCGCCATCGACCGAGCACCAGGCTGAGGCGACTTGTTGGGCACTAGCGAGCTTTGCGGTGGTGACGGAACCATCGGCGAGCTTTGCCGTGGTCACAGAGTTGTCAGTTGGTGTGCGAGCGTCGGAAAGGCGGGGGTCGTTGCCTTGGCAGAAGGTGCCTGCTGTGGTTCCGAAGGACCCAGCTTGAAGCACTCCGCTTGTGCCAGTAATGATCGGCACCCCGCTGGCGTTTCCGATGGCCCCGAGGGTGGTGATGCTCCCGTGACTATGCGCGGCCGGAGTTCGCGCATCCGAGAGACGGGAGTCATTGCCTTGGCAGTAGGTGCCTGCGGCGGTTCCGAAGGACCCAGCTTGGAGCACCCCGCTGGTGCCGGTAATGATCGGCACCCCGCTGGTGTTTCCGATGGCCCCGAGGGTGGTGATGTTCCCGTGACTATGCGAGACCGCTGCGGCTCCTAAGTTGGTCAATGCGGCAGGGGCGTTGGTTGCTCCTGTTCCGCCATTGCCGACTGCCACCGTGCCAGAGAGACTGGTAGCCGTGCTACTATTCCCAGTGACATTCCCAGTGACATTCCCCGTAAGGTTGGCGGTGATAGTCCCAGCCGCAAAATTTCCAAAACCATCGCGTTGAACGACGGCGTTGGCTGTGTTTCCCGAAGTTCCAAAGCTGTCCCACGATGGGGCAGCGGCTCCATTGGATCGGAGCACTTGGCCGGAGGTGCCAGCGGAGAGCATGGCGGTGGTGCCTGCGGCGGATTGGTATGGAATGGTTCCCGCGCTGCCTCCGGTGAGGTTGTTGGCATTGGTGGTGGTGGCCGAAAGGGTTTGCCAATTTGGTGCAGCGGCGGTGCCGTTTGCGGTGAGCACCTGGCCTGCTGTGCCGAGGGGCAATTCGACAACTTGGCCAGTGCCATTAGAGTGAAAAACTTTCCAGTTCCCGGCGGTGTGGTCGCTGGTCGATGAGATGGCGTGGGAGCGGTCGTGGAGCTGGGCGTGCGTGTGATCCCCTGTGGCTACCGTGCCGGATGTGGTGCCGGTATTAAGCGTGGCGGAATTGCCCAGGCCGAGGTTTGTTCGGGCAGCCGGCGCGCTGGTTGCTCCCGTTCCGCCATTAGCGACTGCCACTGTGCCAGTGACATTGCTGGCGGTGCCGGTGATATTTGCGCCAATAATGTTGGCATCGAAGTTGCCTGCGGCATCTCGGCGCACGATGGTGTTGGCTTGTAAAAGCGGCGTGGCCGTGGTCGCAGAATTGGCGACTTTGCCTGCGGTGGCGATGGTGGCAAGTTTCGTGTCGGCGATGGCCGCATCACTGGCGAGGTCGCCGTTGGCTATATTGGTGACACTGGCAGAATCGACCAACTGGTGCAGGGCGGCGGGCGTGACGAGATCGCCGTTGATGAATGTTTTTCCTTTGGTGACGGTAGCCATAGTTTAGTTGAGGGTGCGGGTGAGGGTGGGATCGAAAGCGGAGCGGGTGGCTTCGGCGGTGATTTGGCGCAGGGTCGGGCGTCCGCTTGTGGTGAGAAATTCCAAATCGAGCGCAACGGCTTTGCAGCGCAGCGGCGCTTTGAGGGTATAATCTTCGTCCTCAGAGGTGGTGTTGGAGAGGGCGGCAATTTGGAAGTCGGCGTCGTAGTCGGTGGTATAGGCACGGAGTTCGCAGGCAGCACCAGGCGGCAGCACCACAGAGGCTTTGGAGCGGGTGAGCCTTTTGGAATTTAACGAGCCGAAGGAATAGGACCGCGAGGTCAGCAGGCCGGGAACAGGAGTGTATTGACCCTCTGCATTCGCATAAGGCACCTCGTCGCCGTATTCGAGTTCATCGAGGAGAAAGAGGGTGCCACTGCGAGCCGCCGTGTGCAGGCGGCGCTGGCTGTTGTAATCCGCGACGATCAGCTCATCCAGTGCCACCGAGTAGAGGTCTTTGCTCTCCCAGTGCTGGTTGAGGGCGTTCCAAATAAAAATGGCGTTGTTGTTGATCGCCGAGTCGCCGATGGGAACGGCCAGGTAGTAGCGGTTTGCCCACCATTTTGCCGCCGCCTTGTGCGCTTGCGCTTTGTTGATTTCCTCAAGCTGGTCGGAGATCGTGTCGGAGAGGGGCTGGGTGTTGGCGCGGAGCTTGAGATCGAGTTGGGTATCGAGGCGGTAAACTCCCGAGTCGCTCAGGAAAAAAACGAATTGACCGGCGGTAACAATCGTTTTGCGGGCGACGCAGCCGATTTCGTCTGTCAAAAGTGTCACGCGAGACACGGCGGAATCGACGACAAACTCGTTTTCAGCGGCGTTGAACGAGTCCGTGAGATTGGCCAGCCAGATTGAGTTCCGCATGAAAACGAGGGCCTGTCCCTCGACCCATGGGTGGATCGCCACCAGGTAGTCGTTGCTGCCTTGGTTGGCGCGGAAGGATTGGAAAAAAGGATCGTAGAGGTCGGGATCGAGAACATCCGAGATCGCTACGGTGTCGCGCCCATCGGGAATCCACAGCCGGTTGTTGATGTAGGCGGCCCATCCGACAGAACGCATCCGCTTGAAACTCGCCTGTTCTTCGGGAATCCCGGCTTCCGCTTTTTGAAAATGAGTCGTCGAGCCATCCCACCACAGCGGCGGCTTCACCCGGCGGATGGCGGCATAAGCACTCGCCGGAGTGCCCAGTGGAACGGAGATTGAAAAAGAATTGTTCGTAACCGGGTTGGCAACATCAAACTCATGGCCCGAAAATGCCGCGTTATCTCCCTCCTCGATGCGAACCCGCATACCGGCGGAGTAGCCGTGAGCCGTGCAATGGACAGTGGCGAGGGTGCCGGAAACGCCGATGCCGCTGGAGGTGGTGGATTTCCACCCCCACCCCGGCAACGAGGTGTCTGCTTCACGAAGTAGGTAAAATCGATTGAACGCCTGGATGCAGGTCGCCTGATCCGTCTGCTCCAGGATTTCTTCCGACGACGAGGCTGGATTGGTGAAACTGATTTCCTCAATCGAGGAAACATCTTGCCGGTAAAGGAACGCCGAGGTCGGCCCGCAAAGGACAATGTATTCGTTCGAGTCGAAATAATTCGGAGACGAGAAAACTCCCGACGCCAGGATGCCGCCAGAATACGAAGTGCGAATGATCGCATTGTTATCGAGAACGAAAGGGAGAGTGAGCGGTTGCGCTCCCGAGGAAATTTCATCTCCGAGCCGCTTCGCCCCTTTGCGGGTTTGGGCGACGCCGCGATCCAAGCGCATGTTTTCGCAGTATTGGACCATGCCCGGCTGGAGTTGCAGCGGGTTCAAGCGGGAGGCCATGCCGAGGAATCCGGCATCGCCTTCGACTATGGTTTGGTCGTCGGGCATCTACCTTCTATTCTGCGGAGGCTTGTCAAGTAGCCCTCGGATGGAGGCTACGCTTAGGCGCATGCGGTTGTTTGTGCTGAACAGATCTTTGATGGCGCTGGCTGTTTTGTGCGGGTGGGCGAGGATTTTGTCTCGAACCTTGGGCAGGAGATCGGCGGGGATGCCGGGGATGGAGTCTGGGGTTTTGTCAGAAATATGTGGGCTTTTTTCCGAGATAACTTTGCCGGTCTTCTGCCGGTAGCCGGTTTGGTAGAGGAGCTGGCGACTGCCGGGTTGCCAGTGCGGAAAGTTCTGTTTCTCAACGAGGCCGTCGCGGATGGCGCTGGCGAGGATTTTGGGGACTTCGCTTGGCTCGCAATCGAGGTCGCCGGCGATTTCGTCGGTGGTGCTCCAACCGGGCGGAAGCGAGTTGGATTTTTTGGCAAGGTGTTTCCAAGTGCTCATAGGTAGATGGGGGAGGTCATGGTCCTGCCGCGTTTCTTATCGAGCAGGAAATAGGTCTGCGTCGGCGGCTCGAAGCTGGCTTTGATGGAGAGGGCGTAAGCGTTGTAGCCGATGAGGCTGCCGTTGCAGAGCCAGTGGCGGTTCTGCTGGTATTGGTGCCAGTGGCCGAAGAGGTCGAGGTCGGCGCGGTTGGGGGATTTGTTCCAACTGGCGATGGCTTTTTCGGTGGGGATGGTGAGGCCGCCGATGCCTCCTTGGAATTTGAGGCCGTCGCCGTGGTGGAAGCGGAGGCGGCGGTCGAAGACGGTCATGAAATTGAAATACGAATCGGCGATCTGGAATTCGATCTGCTGGTCGCCGTGAAAGCGGCCTTCGAGGATTTTGTAGAGGAGCCATTCGTAAGAGTGCGCGGCACCTGTGGCGTGGCGAGGCTTCACGGTGGTGCGGCCGTGGTTGCCGTAGTTTGTCGGAATGATGATGCGCTTGAAGTGCGGCTTGAGCGTGGCGAGTCCGTCTGCGAGCCTGTCTTGGAGCCAGAGGATGACTTGCGTCGGCGTCTTGCTGTTAGACTCGGCGAGCTCTTCGTGAATCATGCCGGTCATCAAGTCGCCGCCGAGCCAGAGGATAAGGTCGTCGATCTTGGCACCGTGGCGTTCGATCTCGGTAAGGCGGGCGATGGTGCTGAAAAATTTCTCGATGCGAGTCTTGGCGATGGGGAGGCGGTATTCGTTGAGGCCGTTGACGCTGGCGGATTCCACCGTTTCCTCCACATGCCAATCGCTGGCCAGCGCGATGGCGACGGCCTCGGCTTTGTCGTTCATCGAGACCGAGAGCGGCTGCGGGCGGATGCGTGTCTTGCCGAGGCTCAAGGCGATGCCGAGTTGTTTCTCGAGACTTTCGGTAGCGACTTGGTATTGGGCGAGCTTGGCTTTGAGCGCGTCCACTTCGGTCTTGTGAGATTTGTCCGCTTGCTCGCGGGCTATGGAACTCCATGATGTTTTCATACTTCTTCTTCCTCCTCTTCTTCGTCTTCGTAGGGGAACAATATGTCGCTGGTCCTGTCGGCCAGTGCTTCGACGGCGTATTGGTTCCCGAATTTTAAATCCATGTGGTAGGTCGTGCCGCCCTCTTCCCAAGAGACCACTGCGAGGCCGACATCAAATTGCTCGACGAGTTCCTTGCGAATGCGCTCCAGCACGGCTTTGCGGGTGGCGGGCTTGCGTTTGGCGCTCATGCTTCCTCCTCGACGAGCAGGTAAGGGATTGTCTTCTGCCCGGCGCGGTCCATTTCGGAATAGACCAGGGAAATGAAAGACTCCCACTGGCTGGGGTAGATGGTCTGGCAGCCTTCGCTGCTAGTTGTGCGATAGCCGCCTTTGTGGATGTTGATGGCGATGCCCATGGAGTCGCCTTGGCCGTCACGGGTCACGGGGAGTTCTTCGGCGGGGTTCGCGGGGCGCAAGGCAGGGTAGCCGCCGCCAGGCTTACTGAGGCCGTGTTTGCCTTTGCGGTAGCGATGCACGCCAGGCTTTAGAACAGCGATGCCTTGGCGCTTCACGCTCGGATCGGTGTTGGCGTTGAAGGTGGCGTAGGCGTTGGGGCTGATGAGAAAAATCGCGTCGTCGTAGATGCCTCGGTCGTTTTCGCCTGGCACTCCCATGCTGTCGCGGTAGTAACCGCGAATACCCACAAGCGCCACGGCATCATCGACGCGGGCCTTGGTGAGCAGGGCTTGCGTCTTGGACTTGGCTTGTTGTGGACGGCTCGGGGGGAGCATCGGGAGGATTAAAATTTATGGGTCATTTGCTCGATGTAGGCTTTGGCAGCTCAGGCAGAGTGTAGCTGAATTGCCCGTAGTCCGTCTGGAGCGAGATGCCCAGCGTGCTGCATCCACCGAGGAGCAGGAGGGCTCCTACGGCAAAGGCAGCAGCGAGCAGGCCGGTGACAATCTGGGCGGGGTGGATCATTTCTTCTCCCGGCGGACGATTTCGTAAAGGCCGACGAGGGAGATCAGGATCGTGCTGGCATGGCCAAACAAGGCGGGGTCGATGACGAGGCCGAAGGCGCTGAGGAGTGCGGCGAGGCCAGCGTAGGTGGATTTTTCTTGGAGACGGGAGAGGATGTTATTCATGGGGGTGCTTTTTGTTTCTGAGAATGGCGTAGAGCGATGCAAGGCCAACGAGGCAGCCGATGACGAGCGAGGCCACACGCAGCCACGCTTCCAGCTCCGGCAGCATGGAGAGCGTGAGGCCGCTCGCCGTAGCAAGCAGGCCGGTGAAGGAGGCGGTGGCTTGGTGCGTGTCCATGTTAGCTGAGGGCGGCGGCGAGCTGGGCTCCGGTGGTCGAGACCGTCGAGACTTGGGCAAGGCGGTCTGTGTTGAGCAGGTCGGTCTTTGCTTTGATGGCCGAGATATCCGAGTTGGCTGGGGCCGTATAGCCCGAGGAGGCGAGGCGGGTGCTGATGGCTTGGTCCACTCGCCCAAGCTCAACCGAAAGCTCGGTGCGAACTGCGCTGGCCACGGTGGCAGCGCTAGGGACTGTAACCCCGGCGATGGCGGCTTCGAGGAGGCTTTGATCTGCCGGATCGCTCGGTAGGTTGTCTGTCTTGGCTTTAATCGCGGCGACATCAGAATTTGCTGGTGCGGTGTATGCTGATCCTGCAAGGCGCGTGCTAGTCGCGGCGTCGAGGTTTTCGACTCCTGCGCGGCCTAGAACCCAGAGGGAGGGAATGTGCTGGGCGTCCACGGTGGAGTCGGTGGTCTTGAAGATGGCGGCGTATTCGCCCTCCGAGGAATTGTCGGTTGAGAGCGTGTAGGCATACAACCCGCCGCCGAGGGCGGTGGCGCTGCCTGCGGTCACAATCTGCGTGCCGCTTGGATTGTAGATGTCAACGGTGACGGTCAGGCCGGTTTTGCCTTGTTTTGACGCCGAAAAAAAGGCGAGGAATTTAACGGAGTTGGAGACTTGTTCGAGCATGGTTGGTGTTAAGTTTAGATTTCTTCTTCGGGTTGAGGCAGGAGCGGGAGGACTTGGGACATGGGGAGGACTTCGACGAGCGGGAAAAGCTCGGCGGGGAGATGCGCAAATCCGCCGGAGTAGAGGCCGCCGGGGCCGACTTCGGTGAGCAAATCCGCGCAGAGCATTTTGCGGCCATCGATAAGATCGACGGGCGAGGCGACATGGCGCGGGTTGCCATGCTCCGCTTGGACGGCGGCGAGTTGCGCGGCGAGTTCGGGCGAGAAGACCAAGGCGAGGTCTTTCGTGGCTTCGTAGCTAATTGGTTGCTGGATGAGGTCGGCGAGTGTCATATTGCGGCGGCAATGTCGGTCATGAGGGTGGTCACGCGGGTGTCGAGCGCGACGAGGTCTAAGTGCTCACCAATCGAGTAGAATGAGAGACGACCGTTTGTATGCGTCGCACCACTCGCGCTGATCCTATACGCAAAAACTGCGAAATTACGACTTGTTGGAGTGGCGGAAACCACCGAGTAATTTGTGTTTGTGGAATTTGCACGGGTCGTTATTTGCGACGAGTTATTCCGAGACGCGCCGAAAAAGCCAAGCGCGTTACCCCCTGCGGTATTGGTCGAAGCTGATTGGTTTAATCTAACCGTTTTGCCAGCGGGATTATGAGCAAGATGCGACGAGCCAGTAGTAGCTGACACGCCAATAACTCCAAAAGAATTTGCGGTGCTTGTTGGATTTAATGTAACCCAAGCGACTAAATGCTTGGAGTCCTGAGGGTCGGCATTATTGTTTCGTGCAGAGTCCAACCATTTTGTTGAGCCATCACCTTTTAATCCTGTCTGTCGAGAGTAGTCGCCAGAAACGAAATTGTAATTAATAGGGGCAACTCCAGCGAGCGGCACAAGTGCGCCGGAGAGCGTTCGCGCACCAGCAAGGATGCAGGAGGCTTTGATGGCGCTAAAAATCCCGTCTTGTTTTAACCCCTTAAAAAATTTGTCGTAGGCATACTTGACGCCAGCTTCCAACTCTTGGCCGTCTGCGGTCTCGACGGCGGCGATATACGCCAACGCATCAGGGTCAGGCGGCAAAATCGTCGGAACGCGGAGGGGGGAGAGTTGGCCGTAGAGGGGACTAAGCATAATTTAAATTGCCCTTGTTTGACCACGCGCCGGTGGCCGATTGCTCCGAGAGCACATCGCCTGCGGCGTCGGTGGTGATTCGGTAGATGGTCCAGGCGGTGGAGTCCTCGGCGGGGCCGGAGGCGGGGAAGTCTGCCCAGGCGAGGCGGCCGAGGTAGAGGTGGTTGCCGTCTGCCGCGTGCAGGAGCTGGTAGTCGCTTGGGTCGCGGGGGCGGGCTATGCGGAAAACTTCGTTGGTGTGGTCCTTGGAATACAAGCGCCGGTCGGCGAGGTTGAGGGCGAGGGAGCCTTGGGCCACTTGCGCGGCGGTGGGGACTCGGCCGGGAACCGTGGAGCGGAGGAGCTGGATGACCGTGGCCATTTGGGAAGTTTTAAGTTTTAAGGAATAAGTTTTAAGCAGGGGCCCCGTGGAGCGATGGCGCGGGATGAACCGCGCCACCGCTGTGGGGAGGGAGGAGAACTTTAGAAAGTTCCTCCATCGACGGTGATGTCGTCGATGGTGACACCGCTGATGCTGCCGCCGGTAATGGCGACATTGTTCGCGGCTTGGACGGCGATGCTGCCGAGGCCGAGCGTGGTGCGGGCATCGGAGGCGGAGGCGTCGTCGATGAGGCTGCGGCCGTAGCTGGAGAGGTCAGCAGTGCTGAACTGATCCGCGCCGGTGGCGTAGATAACCTTGTCGGCGGCTACGGTGACTCCTGCGAGGGCGGCGAGTGTGCCGTCGTAAGCCTGGACATTGGTGCCAATGGCGAGTCCGAGGTTTGTGCGGGCAGCCGAGGCGTCGGTGAGGTCGCTGAGGTTGCTGGACTTGACCAATTTTGTGCCCAGGGCGGTGGTCACGGTCGTCGCGTAGTTCGCGTCATCGGCGATAGCGGCGGCGATTTCGTTCAGCGTGTTGAGGAGGTCGGGAGCGCCGTCAACGAGGTTGCTGACTGCTGTGTCCACATAGCCTTTGGTGGAAGCGTCGCTGGAGGCCGAGGGCTCGGCGAGGCCGGTGATTTTCTGGCTGTTGAGCGAAACGGACGCGGTTGGCGCGGCCATTTGGTCGAGGCGGCTGGAACGAACCTGGGTGTCGAAGTCGGAGACTTTGGACGCGGTGAGCGTGGGGATGTCGCTGGCTTCGAGGTTTGCACCAACGGTGACGCGGCCTTTGGCGTCCACGGTGACTTTGGTGTGCGTGCCTGCTGAGACGCCGCTGTTGGCCAGAGTGGCGGAGATGGAGGCGTTGGCCGAGCCGTTGAAAGCAGAGGCTGTGCCTGTGACATCGCCAGTGAGCGAGATGTCGCGGGCGGTCTGAAGCGCGGTGGCTGTGCCTGCGTTGCCGGAGACGGAGCCTGTGATGGTGTCGCTGAAGGTTTTGACGCCTGCGACGGTCTGTGCGCCGTCGAGCATGACGACTGCACCACGGCCTGCCACCTTGTCTATCGTGGTGCCATTTCCGAGGTAGAGAACCTCGTCTACTTTGTTATACGCTGGCTCGCCTGCAAGGAGGCTGGATGGGGCTCCGGCTGCGCCGGTAAGTCTGCGTTTGATGCGAATATTGGAGGGCATATTATTTAATGTTTTGGGGGGTTGTTACTGCGGGGTGGTCCTAAAACTCACCGCCGTCGGAATCGGCGACGATGGGCTGGTAGGAAAGTGTGGGCGGGTCCCATCGATATGGGAGGTTGCTGTCGGCAGCAAAATAGATGCGGGCGACGACGCCCTCGGCTGGGAAGGCAGCGAGATTTTCAAAGCGCTGCACATCGTCGAAGTCGCTCGGAATGAGATCGCCAGAGAGTTGGCCTGATGAGTCGAGCTGCGCGTTTTGCGCAGTGGTCGAAATCATGCTGCCGGTCAGTGGATCAAAGGCGATCTGTCCCATGTTATGCGAAAGGCGGAAACTGAATAAACGAGCCGGAGATTGAGGCGTTATCCGTAGTCGGCGTGCCGCCAAAGTAGGTAACTTTCACGCGAGCCACCGCTGTGCCGCCGAAAGAATACTGCGTGTAGTCGGTGTTATTTGTGGAGCCAACACGCACGATGTTGAAGGCATCGTAAAGAGGAAGAGGGAAACCGGTGGTGACTCGCAGAGCCCCATCAGGAGTGGCTTGCACGGGTTGCACGATGCCTGAGGAGGAACGGGCGGCGATCTGGACGGTGGGGTTGCTCATGTCGTTAATTTAATTATGGTGAAGGGTGTCAAGGGGTGGTTATTGGAACGAAGCGGAGTAGCGGCGAACCTCGCCTTTGCGCAGCCAGGCGTCGTCCATGCGCTGTTGCAGGATGCCTTCGGCGCGAGCAAACTGGTAGTTGGCTTTATCCATCTGGCCGTCCTCGGAAAGCGTTTCAGCGAGTGCGTAAAATTTAAGGTAATCAGCGAGGAAGGCGGGGATGCGGTGGCGTAGCCAGAACTCCTCGTTGGTCGGGAGATTGCCGGTTGTGTCGGCGAGGGCTTCGTAGCAATCGCCGGTGGTGTTGTAGTAAACGAGATCGCCCGCTGCGTAAGCGGTGGAGGAGTTGAACGCGGTGCTGGTGAATTTTGGCTGAGGCAGCGAGAACTCGACCCAGACTTGGCCGGAGATGTAGTCCGTATCGGTAATGAGGATGCGGTCTTCGGTGACGACAAAATCCAGCGAGAGCGTGACGCGGCCCTCGTCGGGCTTGATGTCATAAATCTTGAGCACATTCCCAATGGCCTTCTGGCCTGGAGCCAGAAGCGGGATGTAGGGGATGAACTCCTCCGCAGGCGCATTCGTGCTGGTCTCGATGTAGGTCGCGGTTGTGCGGTCGTTCCACGCGACATCCACGGCGGTGTCGATATTCAGCATATCGCCCGCTGCGGTCGTGGTGACGCGCTTGATGCGCCACACAGGGTCCGCAAATTGCGAGCCCTGCAAGGCACGGCCGATGTATGAGGTCGTGCCGACATAATCCGACTCATAGGTATAAAGCCCCGGCGCATAGCCATCGCCTACTGGCGTGCGGGCCTCGGTCAAATAAACCTCGGGCCAATCAAAGAAGGTCCAAGCCGTCGCGGCAGCGGTGGTCAAATACTCCGCCAGCGCCGTGGCCTGCGAAGCCATGAGCGGCTGCGCGGGGTCGATGCCCATGCGGGAGATCACGCCATCGCGGACTTTTTTGTAGGGGATGGATTTCACTGCGGGCCTCCTTGCATTTCCTCAGCGACTTTCTGGAGACCAGGCTGGGCGCCGACGCGGCCGATTTGGGCGTTTTGTTGTTGTTGGACTTGGAAGGCGAATGACTCCATGCGGGCGTTGAGCATGGCGGCGAAGATTTGGTCCTGTTGCAGGCGCTGCTGGATCGCTGGGTTGCTCTGGATGATGTTTTGGAGGGTTTGCAGGCGGAGCTGGAAGTTCTGGCCTTCGCTCTTGAGCGGTGGCTCGGTGCCGGCGGCGATTTTCGTATATTGGACTTGCTCGTCGTCGATCTCTTGCTGGCTGGCGGCCTCGGCGTCGCGGATGAGGAGCTCGGAGAGATTTGGGTCGATGGAGCCGAAGAGGAATTTGACGAGACCGGCGCGGTCGATGACGCCTTGCGTGTCGAGGGGGATGAGCTGGGTAAGCCCTTGCAGCTTGATTTTGAGGGCCTCGGAGTCGAGCGTGCGGGCGTCGAAGTCGAGGCGGAGGTCGTATTTGCCTTGGATATCCTGGCGGCTGGCGCGGAAGGGGGTGGGCAGTCCGCCGGCGACTCGCACGAATTGGATGTCGTCGAGGTATTGCTGACAGAGTTGGAAGGTCTGGCCGAGGATGAGGGCCATGTCGGCGAGCCAGGTATCGACCAGATCCTGCTGGGCGAGGAGAGACCGCTGCGGGGCCATGTCGGCGCGGGGAATGCCGAAATACTCATCAACATCGCGGCGGGTGGCGGCTTCGATTTCGATGGTGCCCATGTCGTTCACCGGAGGGGCCATCCATTGGAATTCGCCGGGGCGACGCTCTGGGAGCTGCTTGGCGGGGCCGAGGACGATTTCCATCTTGCCTCGGTTGGCGGGGACTTTTAGGGGAGGGAGAATTGTTAAACTGGCGCGATCACTGCGGTAGTCGCGCTGCACCTTGATCTCGCTCTGCTGGGTGGCGACGAGCTCTGGCACGCCTCGGGCCTCAATGAGCGGGCGGCTGGTGCGCTCAAGTGGGAGCTCGATGAAGGGATACTGGCCGTGCTCGTAGCCCATCGCCTCGGACTTGGCGACGCGGTCCACGACGCTGGGCTGGATGTGGGTGCAGATGACCTCCATGGCGCCGATCTTTTCGTTCCACTTTTTCTGATAGACGCGCCAGACCTCAATCATGTCGCGGTCGTCGGAGAGCAGGAATGTATCGGTGATGCGATACATGTTCCGGCCGGTGCGGCGGGAGATGCCTTTGTGCTTCACGGCCTCTTCGATCCAGCGTGGGTCGTAGTCTTCGGTGACTTCGCGCTCGCGGAGCTCGTCTTCGCGGAGGAGTTCGCGGCAGGCGATGAAGGGTGCCCGCTGGAGGTCGTAGGTGCTTGGAGGGAAAATAATGTCCTCCCAGGGCTCGTAGGCTTGCCAATCGGGGAGGTTCTCGAAGATGTAGGGCGAGTCGTATTCGAACGCGCCGGTCTCGCGGAGTTTTCGGACATTGGCTGCGGTGCCTTGGCCTGGGAGCAGGAGATCCATCTCGCGGGCGACGGCTTCTTCCTGCGTGGGGTCGAGGATGGCCTCGATCATCATGGCGAGCTGGGGGTCGCCGGTCTCCATGTATTGCATCTGGAGGGACTCGAGCGTGAAAGTGAGTTTTTCGTTGCGAGTGGTGCGGCGCCAGAAGACGCCCATGACGGCGAGGCCGTAGGTCTCGCGGATGTTTGCGGCGAGTTCGACCTCGCGCTTCGTCATGGCGGCGCAGTGAGAGTTGAGAAGCCACTGGATGACGGTCTCGACTTTGCGACCGGCCATGATGTCGGTCGTTTCGGTGGGCATCACAGCCAGACGGGCGCGGGTGAAGGAGTTTTTCATCAACCGCACACGCTCGTTGATGAGCATGTCGGAAAGCCGTATGCGCGAATCACTCGCCCCATCCCATGGAAATGCGTTTTTGCCGAGGTTCGACGAATATTTGCGGCCGGTGTCGTCTTGTCCTGGCCAGAGGCAGAAGCGCTGGTTGTAGTTGAGATTTTTGCGCGACCAGTAGTTTGCCGCGTCGGTCTCCGCTTCTTCGACCAGGCCGATGATTTCTGAGATGTCCGAGGATTTCATTGGACGACGATGGTCGGCTTGGCGGTGGTGGTGACGACGGTGTGGGGGTTGGCTTTTTTGAATTCCTCGCGGAATCCTTTGTCCTTCCAGCAACCGGGGTAGAGGTTGTTCCAGTAGATGTAGCTGTCGAAATCGACGCTCATGGTGTGCTGGCCGATGCCGTCCACCGTGCTGCGGGCTGCGGCGATGCGGTCGCTGGCGGCTTTGATGCGCTGCTGACGCATCTCGGCATTCACCATGGAGGCGTGCCAGCCGGTGCGGAGTTCCTCGGTGACCAGTGGGGCGAGGTCACCAAGATCGGCTTCGAGTTCTACTGCGAGGTCGGACATTTAGAAAATTGTCCCGCATTGGGAGGGGCGCTCAGGGTTTATCTGGAGGGTGGTGAGCGCCCCTCCGTAGGGCCTATGCGGGGGAGGCTGGATTAGGCAGTCGGTGCGAACTTGCCGAGAGCCAGAGGGCTCTTGACGCAGAGGGCGCAGATGGCGTCCACGATGCCGCGTGGGCCACCGCCACGGTCTTCCAGTTCTTGGAAGCGGGGCTTGCGATTGTAGCGGAGCTCGACCATGTCCATGTCGAGGACATAGCCACGGCCGTTCTGCACGGCGGCTGCGTTCACGGTCGCGTCCTTCGCCAGGAAGAGCGATGGGATGAGCTCGAGTGTGCCGAAGTCGCCCTCGAAAATGTCAACAGAGCTGACGATTTTGGAGCTGTCCTTTTGATTCAACACGCGGATGGCGCTGGCGACATTCGTCGAAGCGAACTGGGTGCGTGTGAACGAGGTGAACTGGCGCTTGAGGGCAGGCCCGCAGACGAGGCTGTAGGTCTGGGATTTGCCGGTCTGCTCGTAGAGGGACTGCAACATATCCTGGATGTTGTTCTCGGTGAGCGAGGCGGTGACGGTCGTGTTGATCGACGCTGTCGGTGTGCGGTAGGCGGCGTTGACGGGGAGGTCGGACTGAGCGCCATTCTGGATCCACTTGCCAAGACCACGGGTCTTGTAGGGGGTCGCACCGGATTGCTCGACGCCTTCTTGGTCGGAGCAGAATGCGGCTTCCATGGAGCGCTTCATTTGCTCGAGGGATTTGCTGACGGCGCGGGCCATCTCTTTCTTTTTGCCGATACCGGCAACTTCGGAGACATGCTGCGCGAGATCGTCCACGGATGGGACTTCGCGGAACTTCTGGATACGGGCTGAGAGGAGCACGCGGTTTGCGGCGTTGTCCACGAAATCAGATGAAGAAACATCGGTGTTCGAGAGCACGCCGGCGGGAACCGTTGCCGCATTGAATGCGTCGGCTTGCCATTGTGTGAGGGGGTTGATGGGCTCTGCGCCTTTTTTCGCCATCGAGATGACGGGGCAGGTTTTTGCGTCTACGACCGCGATGAGGTCGGAGAGATCCTGGCGGATGCCAGTTTGGGAGGTGATGAGTGTTGCGGGCATTGTGTTAAGGGGGGGGTTGGTTTGGATTTGGGGGTTAGAGCGCTCCTTCAAGGAACGCCGCGATGTCGTCGGTTTTGAGCGAGGATCCTCGAGAGAACAGGTTTTTTGCTCCTTCGCGGTTCGCTATGTCTTGGGCGGGCACTCGGGCACCTTTTGCAGGGCTGGGCGGGTTGCTGGCTTTCACGGGGGATTTCGACTCGGTCTTGGACGCTGCGGCTTTTTTCTGGGCGGCCTCGGCTCGGGCGAAGCGGAGCTTCATGCCTTCCATCGCGTCTCCCACGATCATCTCGAGTTGGGGGAGATTTTTGAGGTAGGGATGGGCTTTGATGGTGGCCAAGAGACTTTCGTGCTCTTGGGTGCCTGCCTTGAAGAGTGCCGGGTAGACGGCCTTGGCTTCGGTGAGGACCATGCTGCGGTGCGAGATCCATTCCTTGCGCTTGGGGGCGTGCTCGGTGAGGAGCTCGTCGGCGGTGGCGAGGTATTCACGAACCTGGGAGGGCTCGTAGTAGACATCCTCGCCGGCGGCATTCTGGACGGTGCCGCCTTCCAAATTCTTGATGGCCCAAGCGCGGATTTTCTTCGCGGTGGCAACCCGGTCTTCGAGTTGCTCGGGCGTTTCCACATCGGCGAGCGGGTCGCTTGCGGTGGGTGTAACTTGGATGGGAACGGTGGCGTCGAGTTTGGCTCGCAGCTCGCTGACCTCGCTCTCGAGGGTCTCGGCGCGTTCTTCAGCCTCGCGGCGCTTGGCCGTGATTTTGTCGATGCGCTTGAGGAGCTTCTCGGGGACGGGGTTCTTTTCCTCTTCCGGCTCGGCGTCGTCTTTGTCCTCTTCGGACTCGGCGTCGCTGTCGTCGTCAGTGTTTTCGTCGGTATCCTGTGAAAGATCAGTTTCCGCTGAGGCGTCCTCCGTCTCGGTGGCCTCTGGCTGCGCTTCTGGCGCGGCTTCGGTCTCCTCGGCGGCGGGTTGTTCCTGCGGGGTTATCTCCTCGAGATCGAAGCCGATTTCGGCTGCAATGTCGGTGAGCGATAGTGGGGTGTCTTGTGTGTCTGTCGTCATGGTAATCCAACCAAGTGGGTCAGTGCCTTCTGGGTCGAGCGGCACAGGGGCTCGTTGAAATTCAGAATGACGACAGAATTCTGGAAATCTATAGAGCCGCACCCAGAGCGGCAGAAACAGGCATCGACCGACCTATAACGGCAGAAAAAAGAGGGATTTTACCACGGAGGACACGGAGGACACGGAGGGGGAAGCAAAGATGACCGGCGTAGAGGCGGTGAGCGGTTTAAGGGAGGCACAGCACACCTCCCCCGCTTGCGCCGGTCAAAGTTTGCAGGTCCGACGGCTCAGGTCGCTCATGGTCGCCTCGCTTACCCCTTGGGAACGGCGAGACGGCATGCCCTCAGTGACCGCCGGAAAGTTTTCTACATCTTCTTGCTCGCTTCGTCGATGCGCTGGAGGAGGTCGGACTCAAAGCCGCGCAGGGCGTCGAGGGCCCCGGCGCAATGGGCGAGCTGGCCGTGCTCGGTGGCGACCTTGATGCTGCCGACCAATTCGGTGGCGTCATCGATATGGTCGCGGAGGACTTGCAGGACGGCCTGCACGACGAGTGGCTTGCTGCCGGGCATGCAGAGCGCGGTCGTCATGTCGTCGTCGTCGAGCCGGTCTGGCAGCATGTAGCGGGTGGTTTTTTTTAGGGTGAACATAGGTCAGGCGAGTTGGAATTTTTTGATGATGGCTGCGAGGCTGAAGGTGTGGCGTTTCTGCTTGGGCGCGGGCAGCGGGTGCAGGAGGCCGACCTCGATGTAGGTCTTGTAGGTGCGCTCGGAGATGCCAAGGAGGTCCATGACATCGCGCTTGCGGAGCGTGCGGCGTTTAATAGGCACCTCCTCCGGTAACATGGAGCCGACCTCCTTCCACATTGCCGACTCCAGAAGTGAGGAGGTAGCGGAGGCAGTCGATGGGGTCTTTGCTGGCGCCTTTCTGGCCGTCGGTGCCGGTCCATTCTTTAAGGGCCCAGATGGTGTTGGTGCAGCACTCGGAGATATACAGCCGAGGGGCATTCGTGTGGTCGATTGGGTTTTCTTCGTCATAGTAGAGTGCGTTGTTGATGAGGCCGACGCCTTCCTCGATGTTCTCGCCAGGACAGGATCGGAAGGACATGCCGACATCTTCGAGTTCCTCGAGGAGCGTGGTGGATTGCTCGCGGGTGCCGGCGACGGTGGTGTTCGCATACCTTGAGTCTATCCATCTCTCAAAAATCTTGACCCCGTCGAGGGCTTCCATGCGCTCGATCTCGGCCTTGTAGGCGAGCAACCCATACCCAAAGGATTTCTGCCCCTCACCGGCTTCGCCGTCGGCTTTCTTGCCGCTGGAGATCGCCCACGGTCCGGCGTAGCCGACGCCCTCGATGTAGGTGTCGGTCTGCGGCCACTCGCGGTAGACCCACGCCCGCTCGGCGGCGTCCACTCGGACCCAGAGCATGAACCAATTCTTCCCGCCTGCGGGGTCGCAAAAGAGGTAGTTCGTGCCCTCCTGGGGAATCTGGTCGGCCTTGACGACATGCACCGACTCGCGGAAGCGGGGAAAGCGTGTGGCGGCGGCTTTGACGGGGACGCCGTAGGCTCGGCAGAGGATTTTTTCTCGCGGTTGCTTGGCGAGCTCGGTCTTCATGCGGCCGTAGCCTGCCCATGGGTTGTTTTTTGTCTGGAAATAACAGATGCCGGCGTGCCGGGTGACGCATTCCTGCACGACGGGGACTTTTTCAAATCCTTTGCCGCTTTTTCTCGGCAAAAGCTCGGCATCGCACTCCTCGAGCGTCTTCGCGCCTTGGAGATAGTTTTTTACCGTGGGGCTGTAGCCTTCGATGGGGGTAAAGGTGACGAGGAGGATGCCATTTCGGTCCAAGAGGCGGAATCGGATGGTTTCGAGCCAGTCGAGGGGCACCAATTCGTCGCACCAGGCCAAATCGATCTCACCACCTTCGATTGTCGTGATGTCTTGCGCGTAATTGCGGAACCAGACCTGCGATTTGTTCGGAAGGACGGCGGTATTTTCGGAAAATCCGTTCTTCTGCGTGTAGGAAATGTTGGTGATCTTGCTGCGCTTAGCCGTTCGCAGCTCGGCGGGCATGAAATTCCACACGATGGGCTGCTGCATGGAGATCGAGTTGTCGTTTGTGGTCTGGAAGCACCACACGCGGCTCGCGGGCTTCTCCAGCAGGGTGCGGACGACCATTTTTCCCGCCCATGTGGACTTGCCGGAGCGGTTGCCGCCGAGAACCAACAGGTCGCGGTAGCGCTTGGCGATCTTTTCGGCCTTGGTCCAGTGCTCAGGCTCGTAGCCGTAGCGGATGGGGTCCTCTTTTTCCAACCCAATCCGGCGTTCCCTCTCGGCCAAGAGGGTCTTCGCCGCCTCAAAGTCGGAAACGAAAAGCTCCGGCGGGATAAATGGCAGCAGCGGGTGGGCGGTTTGCGTGAATGTCATAGGGTGGCGAGCTTGTCGTTGATGCGGGTGAGCCAATCGGAGGACTCGGGCTTGGCCTTGCGGGCGCGTTTGGGGCGTTTGGTGGGTTTGGTCGCGGGTTTTTTCGCCCAAGGGAACGGACCGAGGTGCGAGACCTCGGCGGTGTTGAACCGATGGCCGTTCTCGCACCGGCGGCGCCGGAAAAACTCCTCGCCGACCAAACGGCAGGAGACCACCCGAGTGGGAGATTGGCAGGTCGGGCAGGTCATTGGGCGGCCTCCTGATCTTCCAATTTTTCCACTTCGTCATACGCCGCTCGGGTGAGCTCTTGTAGGTATCGTGCCTTTATTTTGGCTTCACGAAGCGCGACGCTGTATTTTCCGTAATCATACATGCAGTCTGCTACTTTTACCCCAAGGGCGAGGTCGCTGGCCCTCTGTCTTGCCTCGTCGCGCTCTTTGATAAGGCGCTCGTAGTGGTTGCGCGTCATGGTGGCAATGTCTCCAGAGGCACGATCCATCAGCGCCTCATTCCTCTCCCGCTCCAGTCGGCAAGCCAGTTCCAAAAACTCCTCAAGGTGAATGAAGTTGCCGGGGTTCTCGGCCAGCATTTGCGCATACAGCGCGTCCGTCTCAGGCGTATCGCTCATTTCGCGCCCTCCTTGCCGTAGATTGCATCTTTGAGTGCATGGTATTCATGGCTAATGAGGCTGAATAACCCAATGGGCAGTTGTTTGTTTATAGCCACTAACAACCGGCTGGCAGCATTGTGGACCTTCTGGTGGTCAGCGTATGCTACCCATTCGCCGGAAGGGATTGCGGCTCGCGCCTCGTCGCGCTCGCGTTCTAAACTTTCGCTCGTTGTGGCAAGAACAACGACGAGCTTTCTTCCTTCCGTATCGAAAGCAATAAACGATTTGGCATCCGTATCTGGTGTATCGCTCATTTCCCGCCCTCCTTGAGTTGGTCGAGTTTTGTCGCGTGTAGCACATCAACCGCCGTTTGGATAATGTGCCACAGAGCATCTGACATACTCGTTTCGTTCTCATCGCGGTTCCAATATTCAACAATGTGTTCCAATGCCTCCCGCGCCTCGTCGCGCTCGCGCTCTAGCTTGCAAGCTAAAGCTGCGTGTTCTCTAACCCACCTCATCATGTCGTTCCATTGGGGGCATCCTTCGCTTGATTGCTTCTGCTCAAGCGCATCCGTCTCTGGTGTGTCGCTCATTTTCCGCCCTCATTGAGTTGGTCGAGTTCGGCAATTAAGTGCCGACAATCATCAGTGTGAGTGACGCAATCAATCGCCCTCTCCGCGATGTCGCGGAGCTTGGCGTTCTCTGACCTGATATTTGAAATTTCAGAGATCGTCAAAATCATAAAATCATTTGGTTTTGGGTTTGCAGCACCCTTAATCATTTCAATTTTCATTTTCCGCACTCCTTGAGTTGGTCAAGTTCGGCGCGGAGTTGTTTCCAGCTAAATGGAAGCTCTCCTGTCCCCCACACCTCTTGCTCCTTCATTTCAATCGCCCTCTCCGCGATGTCGCGGAGCTTGGCGTTGCGCTCAATCAACTCGTCGCGCTCGCGTTCTAATTCTCTTGCAAATTCAGCAGAAACCATTGTTGAAGGTGCAAACGGGCCGAAGTCCGTATCAACATGATCCCATTCATCCTGCATCGCTTCTGCATCCGTCTCTGGTGTGTCGCTCATTTTATACCTCCTTTTAAAAACTGACCAATTTCCGGAAAAAGCTCGATCCCTGGTTTCAAAAGATTTTCCATGATGAGCAGAGCCTCTTTTAGTTGATCGCGTTCCGCCCTCGCCTCGTCGCGCTCCATCTCCACTCGGTTCAGCAGCTCGACCAATGCCTTCGCTTCTTCCCCATTCTGGAGGTGATATCCATCATTGAACCCCCGCTCATTTTTCCGGCGCACCCGCCAGAGGTCGAAGTAGCTGCTGTCGCAGAATGTTTCCCAATCGTCGCTCATCCCTCATAACCCCCGTGCAACAGCGGGTTTGTCTTTGGCTTCGTCGCCACCAACGATCCGCCGGCGTCCACTCCCACCAAGACCGGCTCGTTCGCCCGGTAGAAGGTATTCGACCGGACCTGCACATTCACGACCTCGCCGTCGAGGTCTACCCGCAACACACGGGGGTTCTGCGGCTGCCGCCCAGGCGCGGCCTTGCCCATCCTCGGCCACTCAGGAGGCATAGGCGCTTGATCTTGTTTTGTTTCTTGCTTGTTCGATTGGGTTTTTTTCATAAAATTTTTCGGGGGCTGGACGAGTGGGGGTAATTTTGCGGAGCCAGCGGACCGACCCCCCTCCCCCCCCTGTCGGGCGATTATTGGTTGATAACTTCTGATAACACCTAGAATAGATAGTGAGCTTGGGTTGATTTGCAATGACTTACTCGGACGCGTCAGATTCGGGCTCGTTTTTAGGGATGTTATTGAGACTGAGCGGCAAGTTTGACGGAGGGTTCTCCGCCTCGCTACTGGTTCCCGAGGGGGTCTCGATCTGGAATTCGCCATCGATATCATCGGCTTTCTTGGGGATGCTGTTGATGAGTTCCTCGAACGACAACGCATTGATCTTCTGGTTGATGTTGATGGTGAGCTGTGCTCCTCCTTCGCTGTCGCGGATCTTGTCTTGAGCGGTGCCAGCTACAAAGTTGAGCTCGGCGGCTTTCATCTTGCTGACTTGGGTTGGGTCGTTGAGTTTGTCTCGGAGGGCATCGACTGCCAGGCGCCGGACATCTTTCCAGCTTGAGGCTGCGACTTGAGCTTCCTTGTCTTTGGTGTCTGGATGGTTAGCGATAATGCGGGAGATGACAGCGGGTTTGACTCCCAGCTTTGTGTTGATAGCTGAGACCGTCATGCCCATGAGGTAGAAGTCGGCTACGATATCGCACATCTGGCGGAACTGGCTGGACATCGCGTCCCAGTTGACCGTTTCTTCGCACGCAGCGGCCTGTTCTAACGCTTTCTCGAGCTTATTAGGCTTAGACCCCATCTCGGACTTAATCGCGGCCTGTGCGCGTCTCTGGAGCTTCCATTCCTTGGCCTCCTCGTAGTTCATCGGGCAACCGGCATCGAACCATTGGGTAGCTGTCTGAACACTGACATGGAATTCAGCTGCCAGCTTGGTGGCGATGCTGTGCTTTGTTTCGGGTTTGGCGGATCGTTTGGGTTTCATGGTTGGCGTGCTTTCCAATTGCTTGCTTCGACGACGAGTCGGCGGGCTTCCTCGACGGATTGCCAGTAGACTTCCTGCTCGCCGATGTCGCGGGAGTATTCGGGCGGCTCGACATGATCGAGGGCCCAGCGGAGGTAGGTCGCCAGATCGGTGGCGAGTCGGCAGGTGTGGGCGACGCCTGGGTGGTCTTGCCATTCGCGGCCGCAGGCTTGGCATACGATATATGGGTCGTGTTGTTTTTTGGGGGTGTTCATGTGATTGCTCCGCATAATCTATTTTGCGGATTTCGATGGTTGGAAATGACCCCTCCGAAAAATTACTCCTCCGCAAAACAATCCCCCCTTCTTAGGGGGATTTTGCGGAGGTAATTTTGCGGAGGTCATCCATGCTCCGCAGAATTGGAATATTGCGGAGGTTTTGCGGAGGTTTTGCGGAGGTAGTAAAAACATATTTATGCGGCGGCTTTCTGTGGGTGAGTGTGCTTGTTTAAGACCCGCTTGATGGTGTCGTGAGAGACCTTGTATTTGCTCATGGCAGTGGAATAGAAACCCCGGCTGTTCTCTGGCCACTTGGCGTGCATGGTCACGATCTCGAGTTCTTGCACAGCGGTGAGAGCGGACGGCCTGCCGGACTTGCCCTGTGGCTTGCCCTCTTCTTGGGTCTCCTCGGGGAGTTCTGCGACTTCCCAGTGCAGTCCCTTGTCGGCGTGCTTGATGATGATGTCCGTGGTCGGGTGGCCGTGTTCGTCTACTACAGCGGCGCGGTTGCCCCGCTTCGCCAGGAGAATTTTGAATATCCCATCATGCTTCGTGGTCTGGAGCACACAGATGGCGCGTGCCCAGTTCGTTAGCTCTGAGGAGCCGAGGCCGATGTAGGCGTAGTCATTCGCATTCCAGTGCGCCCGGCTCTTGCTGTCCGATTGGGGCTTGCCGGTGTGGTGGCTCCACACCCATGCGAAGCCGTGCTCGAATGCCAACGGGTTGCACAGCTCGCGCAGGAAGTGCGAGGCCACCGCCTGTTGCGAGATATCGTCGCCGATGAACGACAGCAACGGATCCCCATACACCAGATCGAACGGCCCGTGCTTCGCAATCAGCTCTCTAACAACCTCGATGAATGCCTCGCCGGTCTGCGCGGTCACCCGTGAGAAGATGATGTTTTGCTTGAGCTGCTCGAGCGCCGTGCGTTGGTCCAGCTTGCTGTTGGTCACCACATAGGTCAGCACGCCTTGGACAACCTCGGCCATGTCGCCCATGTCGTTCTCCGCTTGGATGATGAGGCTCTTGAGCGGTTGGCGTGGTTTCATTCCGAAAAATGGCATTCCCAGCGCCCAGGTCATCGCCTGCTGGAGTGTGTAGGAGGATTTGCCGATGCCCGACTGCCCGAGGAGCAGGAGCTGTCCGCCACGGCACAGCCAACGGTCGCCCACAAGAGTGCTCGCGTCATCCTTTGGCGTGTAAGCGAAGAGTTGCTCGAAAGTGTGCATCTCCACGCCCACCATAGCCGACTTCGGCTTCGCCAAGAGTTTCAATTCCTCGAGCGCCTCAGCCACAGGCATGCTGCCATCGGCCAGATTCCGGCCTATTCGGGTTGCTTTGCGGGCATTTGAGGCGGTTGCAATGTCTGCGAGGTATTCGGAGACGATTGAGCCGCCGACAGGGCTGAATGCCAGCGAGGTATCCGCCAATACCACACCATCCTGCCAGGACATCATGCCGGCGGCCTGTGCCTCGGCCTCGGCCAGCTTCAGCCAATACGGCTCGCGCTCGATAGCCTCAAGGATCGTAGTGCCGACTACAGCCTTGCCAGCGTGGTGGAGCCGGTGCGCGGCGGCGTAGTAGAGCCCATTGAGCACATTGCTGAATGCCTCTGGGTCCACCACAGCCGACTTGGGCACACCGGCAAAGCCGCACATGCTCAAGTAGCCGACGACGGCGCTCTCTTTTTCGGGGTATTGCATTAAATTGTCGCTGTTCTGCGGTTGTGCTCGGCTATAAGGAGAGCATCTGCAATGGCATGCGTGACCTTTATGGAGGGGAACAGCTCCTGCGCCCTGCTCTTCGAGACATTCTTGTCTCCTTTGGTGAGGCAGCCCATCGCCTTCTGCCACATGGCCGGCCTGATGCGCTCGTAGGGGATGCCAAGCGCCGTCAGTGCCATCTGCAAACGGCCGTAGCCCTGACCAAAAGTAAAGGCCGACTTGACACCCATTTGCGGCGAGGAATGGACCAGCTCGATGAGCGCTTTCGGCGTGGCGATGTTGATGGAATCCCGCAGGAGTTCCATCAAATCCTTGTCCGTCTCAGGCATCTTGTGCGCCCAAGGGTCTCCGGTGCTTGGGATGAACGCGATGCCGCCGTTGATGCCGGGGTCTATTCCTATAAATAATCTCATTCCAACTCCGGTAGGTTCCTGCGCACCGACTCGCCTCGCACCCATTCGCGGATGCGCTCGATGGTGCTCTCGTCGAGGTCGGCAAACGCGCCGGCGCCGTGCTTGAGACGGCTCCGGCACTCTTGGTCCAGGTCGTTAAGCACCAGCATGGCGTCGAGCCCTGCCTGTGCGTAACGCATCTCCGCTTGGTCCTGCGGTAGATCGAATTCCAGAACGCCTCTCATTGGTCAGAACGGGATGTCGTCACCGTCAGCGACTGCCGCAGGTTTCACCGCAGGTTTCGCCGCAGGTCGAGCCACTGCCTTGCCCGAGAGGAACTCGGCACGCTCTTCACTGTGGAGGTAATATTCGATGAAGTTCCAGTAAATGCCTTCCTTGTCCCCCGGCTTGTCGCCGATCATGGCAACGACCTCGCGGCCTTCGCAGGATTCTGCGGTGAGTTCGGCATCGCCCTCGAGCACCGCCTCGCCCGAGGAGGCACGGAAGGCGTCGATCTTCCATCCGCTTTTTGCGGTAAAGACAAGGTAGTCGCGGATCTCTGGCCCTGTCTTGCCATCCGGCAGCATGACCTTGAGCACCAGCTCGATCATCGGATTTCCGCCTGTGCCATCTGGCTTGCGCTTGCTGGTCTTCTCCTCTGCTGTGAAAACTTCACAACGGTAGACCCCTGGCTCGACATGGTATTTGTTGCCGCTCTGCGGCGCTTCTGGTTTTTTTGCTGTATATGTAGGCATAATGTATTGTTTGGTCTGCGTTTTTTGGGATTGCGCAGCCCCCCTTTGCCCCTGCCGTCGGTATACACCAACCGGGCGAGGAAATTATTTGCTCTTGGTGACTTTGACCTGGCGAAGTTGTTTGCTGCTGGTGCCGGTGCGGATGAGACCCTCCGGCGGGTTCGTCCCGAGCATGGCCGAAACCCACTCGCGGAATTTGGTGCCGGTCATCTTGCCGCCCATGATTTCAATGACCTGACCGAGCGGAGCGTTCCCCTCCTTCACGGCCCAAGCGATGCCCTCGATGTCCACATATTCGCGGCCCTTCACATCGGTGAGCTTCCAGCCGGGTATCTCGGCGCCTGTTTCGAGGCGAGCACGCATCGCCTTCTCCACCGGCTCGGCCACCAGCTTCTCGGCCATCTTCCATTGGGCGAAAAATTCCCCCATCCGCTCAGGCGAATCCATGATGGTGCCGAGGATCGTTTCCAGGCTCGTGACTGGCTGTGCTGCCAGCGCCAGCCCCTGCTCTACAGGCTTCACAACGGCAGGGCATGTGTTTTGATTGGCGCACCATCCGCAGTAGTCACACGCCCGAGGCTCCGAGGCGGGGTCATTCACCTCTGCGATAATCCGTTCCACGATCTGCTTCGCCTGCTCCAGCGTAAAACGGTAGCTCTTCACCACCTGATGGTCGCAGTAGAGCACATGGGCGCAGTAGTCCTGCTCAAAGTTCTTGTGCATCAGGGCGTAGGCGTAGGCTGCGACCTGTTCCATGTATCCGCGTAATTGCCCTGTCTTCAAATCTGCCACCCAGCCGAGCTTCTCGCAGAGCGCATCGGCCGTCCCGACATGAGCGATGCCTGGAGTATGCATGGCCAAGTATTCCTCCCGAGCCTCGATGGTGCCCGTCCGCTTGTAGTCCTCCATGAGGGCGACCGCCCACTCCACCGCTGGGCGGTCCTCCGCCGGCAGCGCGTCGATCTTGGTGCGGTCGCCCTGCAACCCCAAACGAAAAGCCTCGTCCATTACGGTTCCCCGCTGGGCAGCCGGACCGGCATCGCCAGGAGTCGGGGTATATTTCGGGCAAGCCGCCAGCTTCGGCAGCATGCTGTGTCGTATATTAGATGTCATAATTCTTTTTGTTGATGTGTTTTGAATAATCTCTTCCTGTCTTTTTTCCTCGGGAGGCTAGAAACCTGTCGCAGGCGGCGTTGATCTCATCGCAGCTCGAGACCGAGAGGTAGGGGCCTAAAGCGCGAATGTCGGTGTGCGAGTAGGTCTCAAACTTGAGCCTGCGCTCAATGACGACCCCACCTCGGTCGCCGAGGGAGTGTTTAAGTTGAAACAACCCAACATCCTCCCCCAGCACCTCGCGACATGTGCGCTCGACGCTCACGCAGCCGCTTTCGCCACCGCTTGGAGGAAATCCTCCGGCCTTGCCGATACCTGGTCCCGAAGCGCCGGCGGCATATCCCGCCAAGTCTGCCCCTCGGTGATCTTGCCCTTAGCCAGTAGCCAGGCATTCACAGCCTGCTCATGGGGTTCGAGGTAGGTCTCCAAAGGTTGAGCCGCCGCATAGGCTTGAGCCGCAGCCGCCACCGGAGTCTTCACCGCCCCGAAGAGCGATGAGATGCTCGCATAGTCCAGAGGCAACTCATCCGCCAGCTCCGAGCGAGTCTTCGCATCGTAGGCCGCCGTGTGCGTCGTATAGAGCACCCGCTCCTTGCCGCCACGGCCCTTGGCCTTGCCAGATTCCGACTCCACGATGCGTGTCTTGAAGTTGAGGAAAAACAGGTGGTCCACCCATTCCTTCACCAGAGGTCCCGTCTGCTTGATCAGCTTCAGCTCATAGCGGTCGTAGGCTTGCACCTGATCAGGCGGCTCCACCCGCTTGACTTGTGCATGACCGATCAGCACCACATGGATTCCCGCATCGATAAGCCGATCCAGATCGTTCAGAAAACGAGCCATCCGCTCCGAGGCCATCGTAAAGCCCTTCCCATACGGAATCTCCTCCAGCGACTTGATCTTCTTCTCCGCCTTCAAGTCCTCGATACACAGGCGCTCCGCCCAATCGATGGAATCCAGCACCACCGTCTTGTAGCCATAGCTCCCCGAGGCCAGCTCCCGCACCACCTCCAGCAGCTCCGCCCAAGTCCCGATCTCCTGCCGAGGCACATCCAGATGCGCCGTCCCCTTCTCCACATCCAAAAAGACCGGCTGTGGCATCTTGGCCGCCAGCGTAGTCTTCCCCACGCTTTCGACCCCATAAACGCAGACGCGCTGCGCCCGCTGTAGTTTTCCTGTTACTATGTTCAGTTTCATAAATTAATCCTCGTCATCAAATTCTTCCCAGCGGCGCCGCCGCTCATTGCTGTTGCGTAGCTGCTGCCGCACGCTGTCCTGCCCGAGCAGGTAGCAGGCGATGCAGGAGCCGAGAGTCAGCACCGCGATAGAAATAGCCAGCGTGGCGCTCACTTCGCGGCCTCCTCCACCAGTTTCACCTTGAGCGACGCAGTGCCGACCGGCCTCACCTCGGCCACCAGTTCGAGAATCTGATAAGTTCCACATACAGATTCATCCCGATCTTTTAGCGGTGTGTCTGAGTCTTCCCACCAATCCGCGAAATCCTTGCGGATAAAAGCCTCCGCAGCCGCACGGGTCTCGTAGGGCCCAAACATGTCAAGCATGCCGATTTTTCGGGCCTCAGTGTCGGTGACATAAAAAGCGCTCATCGTGCCTTCTCCCCCCATGTGGTGACCCAGTAGGTTGCGACCCCCAGCACAACGGCTGGGCCAACAGCGCGGGCAAATTCCCACGCAAACTGCATATTCCTGACGATGGTTTCGTGTTCCATAAAAATTAACGCTCCAGCGAGACATGCAGGGCTTGAATCCCATGCAGGCGGTAAAATTGCGTCTTCGCGTCCCCAAAGCCGCATGCCTTGATCATCTGGCGGATCGGACCAAAGAGCGGGTCATAGCCCTCACACAGGTAAAGTCGCGGAGCCCTCATTGAATCCTCCCCCGCAGGCGAGCCTGCTGAAGTTTGTTTCCCCCTTTGACCTGGAGTGCCACCTTCAGCGTCTCCGCATTGTCGAACATCCAAGACCGGCCGACCTTCGTCGCCGGGATGATATTCAGTCGGGCATACTTCCTGACCGTGAACGGAGCCAAACGAAGTTCCGCAGCCGCCTCATCGATGGTAATCATTTCGACGCCCTCCCCTTGGTTTTTGTTTTGGCATCCCGCTCGGCCATGCGGCCCACAGCTTGAGCCACCAACCGACTCACCGGAGTTGCCCCCGTTTTACTTTTCGCCTTAAGAAACCCGTAGACCTCGTCCGGCAGACTCACTGAGATTTTTACATATGCACCTTGCATGGGTGCTACTGAATAAAACTGGTGCTACTCGGTAAAGAAAATATTTTCTATAAGGTGATCACCCCATCAAAAAAAACACTTGACACCCGCATAAATAAAGGAGCGCAGGGCGAAAAAATATTTTGCACTCGGTGGCAATCGGTGCTACTGGTAGGAGCATGAAAACGAAAACCGGAGCATCAAAAGTAAACATCTCGATGCCGAAAGAGCTCTACGATTATTTGGAAAAAATGGTCGCCGAGCACAACGCCAAACCAGAAAACGCCTACTGCCCTACAGATCGTTCCAAGATGGTTCAGAAAGCCATCCGCACCATGATCGACGAAGATCGCAAATCTAAAATATTCGGCCAAGCCATGCCCGACATGCCATCTTACAGGCTCAATGAAGACCCCCCTACCCCCCAGGACACATTGATCCGGCCCTCCACCGAGACCTCCGATGGTGGACCCTTAACAGCTACGACGGCCCGCTACCAGAAGGGTGGACGGCGCAAGTCATCGACCTGACCTCGCCATGAAAACAAATTGGCTCTGGATTGCGGCAGGTATCGGCATGCTTTTGTATTTTTTTTATCCCGGCGAAAAAAAAGAAGTCAGCATGGTCCAGCAATACAGCCCAGTCATGAATGAATGGCATAATGTCATTCTTGTTTTTGGATTCATGGACAACGAAGCCGAAGCCGAAAATGTCAAATCCTCCTATGAAAAAATAGCCCCCGGTCGCGTCTACCGCGTCCATCAAATGCAAGTCAGTTCAAAAGAGCTTAAAAAATTCCAACTTTTTCAAAAATGAAAACCTCTCTTCTGCTTCTCGCCCTCGCCTTGTTCCTGAGCGGCTGCGCCACTAAAAGCACCATCGACCTTGAGGCCAGCAAAAAAGCCTGGGAAGCCAAGCACAGCGACCGCACCGTCGAAATCCACACCCTCCCCTACGGCGCCATGATCGACCTCAACGGCGATGTCGTCGGCATCAGCCCCTGCACCCTCGAGCTCAAGCGCTGCTACCAAGGAGGCTGGCCCCTCAACGGCAACCCCGTCCAAATCATCCGAGCCCGCTTCTGGGACGGCACTTCTCAAGAACAACATTTTTTCACCACCACCATCCCACCAAAAAAAGTCGCCTTCATCCACCCCCACGCCCACCTCTACCCCAACCCCAAACCCCTCACCCTCTCGCAAAAATAACGCCTGCCGTGGCAACAGCGTGGCAACACACGCCATAACCTATTGCTAACCAATGGCAGAAAACACGATTCGTAATCGATGTATGCGGGTTCGATTCCCGCCGTCGGCTCTCTTCTTTTGTGCAAGGAGATACGGCTGGAGAGGTGCTTGTTTACTGGGTCTGCGGGGTTTTGGCATGTGGTGCTACTTGTTGCTACTTTAGTAATGGAATTTGCCTTTTCATGGCAACGGTGGCAACAGATAGAGCAACATGAAAAAACATATTGAGACGGGAAGTGTGTCGGTGACGGTGACGGAGTTCGTTTTAAGGGGAAAAAAAGTTTGGCGGTTGAGGCGGCGGATTGGGGGGAAGGTGGAGCGGCGTTTTTTTGAGAGCTGGGGGGAGGCGGAGCAGGCTCGGCAGCAGACCTTGGAGCAGTTGACCCGGCAGGGGACGGATTCTTTTGAGAATGCGAAGGGGATGACGGTGTCGAAGGGGATAAAGGATTTCTTGGCGGCGAGGCGGGATAGCCTGCGGGGAAATCACCTGCGGTTAGTGGAGTGGTGGCTGGGCGAGTTTTCGGAGAAGTTTGGCGGTCTGGATTTGGGGGCGGTGTCGGCACGCACGATTGATGCGTTCCTCGGCCGGAAGGGATGGAGCGGGACGACGCGGGCGCAGGGGTTTGTTTATCTGCGGCTGTTTTTCAACTGGCTCGTCAGATACGACTACATCGAGAAGTCGCCGGTGCTGAAGGCGGAGGTGCCGAAGAAGACGGCGGTGCATCATTTGCTGACGGTGGAAAATGTGGAGCGGTTGCTGGAGTTGACGGCGGAGGATGACCGGCTGCGGGCTTGGTTGGTGCTGGGGGTGTTTGGAGGGATGCGGATGAGCGAGGTGGCGGGCTGTGTGCCGGACCATGTGGAGGCGACAGAGATTTTAGTGCCAAGGATCAAGTCCACTGATCCGGTGCCGAGGAAGCGCTATGTGCCGATCTTGCCTGCTCTGACTCGGCGTCTGCCGAAGAAATGGGACTGCCTGGAGGAAAGTTCGATTAAGCGTTCACGCACGGCATTGGCTGAAGAAATGGGATGGGACGAGTGGCCGCAGAATTGCCTGCGCCACACGGCGGCCTCGATGCACTTGGCAATGTGGCAGGATGCGGGGAAGACGGCGTTTTTCCTCGGGCACTCGTCGCCGCAGATGGTGAACAAAACCTATGCGCGAGCAGTCCGGCAGGCGGAGGCGGAGAGGTTTTGGGGGTTGTGATTACGCCTCGTCTTTTGCTATCGAGGCGTCTTGCCGCGGGGAGATTTTGGCGTTGCGGATTCCCAGGGCGACGAACGCATCATTCTCGCCCAGCTCCTTGCCGATGCTCCAGGCACCAGGGCGTGAAAACTTCGCATTAATCCAATCAATGTCTTCTCGCTGCTTGCGCTGCTTTTCTATGAGTTCTTGTTGAGTCATTTTGCTACCTCCGACCCTTCCATATATCCCATAAGGTCTGCGGCGTCAATCTCGTCAAGCGCTCTTTGTGGGTCATAACGCTCGGCAATCTCAGCTCGGCGCTTACGAATGCCATCTTTTGCAGCTTTAGAAAATGCCGCTTCTTGGTCGCGCAGAGTTTTAGCTGTATCGCGGGCCTGCTTGATATATGTAGACACGGCTTTTTTGTCTTCCGCTGGCAGCGCTTCAAATTTGGTTTTCTTGCCGCGGACATAATCGGCAAATGCCGCCTGCATTTTTTTAGTTCCTGGGATTTCCATCGACTGCCCAGCGCGAGCCAGCGCTTGGTCAGCAGACATGCTTTCGCTTTCGGTTATTGCTTTGGCAAGTGCGTCCAACTCCTCTCGGCCAATAAACATCGTCTCGTTTTTCTTTAAGCGAGATTTGAGGTTGGCCTCAACATTTGCTGGTTGCAGGACCGATGTCGGCGCGTTCGCTGCAATGCCGCTGACGGCTTTATCGTAAAACAATTTTTGCACTGCGTCTCGGAATGCGCTTGGCGATACAGGGTCCGACGAACGGTATGATGGAACGATCATTTCCTCAATCGTCATCACCGACAGGCCGTGCTTTTTCATCGTGGCGTCAATCGCTTGTGAATTTGTGCGAACCGCTTGATTAAAATTACCATCATAAAACTGGCCGCCGATAAACACGCCTTTGTCTGAAGGTGTGTAGCCGGTGAAAATTCTGTTGCCGTTGCTGTCTCGGATTTTTGCCAGGTCGGTCACAAATGCCGTTCTCTGCGCGGTTGTCATTGGTCCGGTTTCAAACGAAACAACAGGTTGTTTCTCGACGGCCGGGTCATACAATTCTTTGACGCTTGGCCGGCGGAAAATGTTACCACCTTGCTGCTCGACCGCTTCGTTCACGACCTGCATCAGGTATTTTGTGTCGCCTCTGTCGCCGCGGATCACGGCGGTGATCTGAGGTGTTTCGGTGTAGACGCCGTCGTTCATTGTAAAGCCACCGAGGTCGGTTTTCACCGAATCAACTTGCAGCTTGATGCCGTGCTGTGTTGCCAGGCCGGTCAATTGATCGGCCAGATTATTGGCGAAGTGTGCTGTGAGCCTTGCGAGCGACTGCTTGTCTCCGGCTTGCTCCATTGTCTGAAGTGCCGAGTTGATTGCTGTAGCAGTGCGTCCAGTGCCAACCGTGGCTACCTCAAACGGCATTTCTTGCTTTGCCATTGCTGTATAAGCTCGCTCCATGGCGTCGAGCACTTGTGCTCCGCGGGCATTGCGTTGACCTCCTGTGCCAGCGATTGCTTGCAGCTCCTGCTTGAGCGGTTGGATGCTGTCGCTGAAAAGAGACAGGTCGTTGTTGGCAAGAATTGGGTTATCTTACTTTTCAATAGCCCACAGGATTTCCTGCGCGTTGCGTGCAAATAGCTTTTGCTTTCCAAACATGGATGCCAGCCCGCGGCGATTTAGTTCGTCTGCCAACATTCCATCGATAGCCTGCTGCGCATCGTAAAGTCGCCCTCCACCTCCAGGGGACAACCCAGCTTCGGTGCTTGCGGTGTAAGTTGTAAAATCTGCACCGGCAAACGAGGTTTCACTATCTACACGGGCTTTCCATGTTTCTGCGGTCCAATCAAAGTTTCCTTCAATGCCCAGCGTTCTTGCTTGCTGATAGCGAAGTTCTGCTGGAGATTCGACGCCGAGCTCTTTTGCAACTTTGGCCCAGCGGGGAGATCCGATTGTGTCTTTGGCGGCCTTGCTTTTTTGCGTCCACTCAAATGGTTGTTTCAGGTCTGTCCGTTTTTTGGGATCAAGAATAAAACCCGGCACAGCAACACGCTTGGCTGCCATATCCCACATGTCGATGGTGGCTTTACCATCCAAGATTCGCTCGGTCTCTGCAAGTTGTTGCGGAGTTATGTTGGACGCGGTTGGGTCAACAAGTTTGAGTGATTTTGCAGCTCGTGTTTGAAGCATTTCAACCGCCGCAGTGTCGCCGTTTTTACGAGCCAGTTCGATGAGCTCCGAAAGACCGTTGATATAGAATGTTCGGACTTTGTCTTGGACGCCTTTGATTTCCATATCAAAGTGTTTACCGGCATTAAAATCGGTTTGCGTTTGGCGCGTTGCGCGTTGCAACTCTCCAAATCCCATTTTGTAGCCGGCAGTGAATCCTCCAAGCGCCGCTGCCGCAGCTCCAGCCGATTTAGTGCTGTTGACAGGAACATTTGTGCGAGGGCTACCAAGCGCTAAATACCGAAGCATTTCGTCAGCGCGATTAAAACGCTCGATGCCGGTGATTTGTGGATCAATAATTTCGGCCAGAGTTACTGCTTCGCTTGCCATGTCGGAATAAAAGCGAGCACTCTTCTGCGCAAATTCAGTTTCTCGCAGGCCAGTGTCTTCAACGCGATCTGCCAGCAACTTCACCAATTCGCGCACTTCAGTAAAATTTTTGGGCATACCAGGCGCATTACCAATGAGACCGTATCGAGGCGGTAGGACTACGCTTCCTTGAACCGGATTTTGTGGATAGAGCGCCGTGTCGCGGTCTTTTGCGAGCAGGCTTTGATCGTATACAGAGTGAATCTTCCGCGCAGAGTCTTCAATCGGGTTAACATCCGGCATGGCCTGCCCTGGCAGGTCTCTTGACAAGTCCGGCATGGGGGCTGGCTTGTCGGGCATGAAGTTGCGGTTGGCGCGGTCGTAGTCGAAGTGGAAGCCGGTGCGGCCGGTGCCTACGGCGGCGTCTACGCGGTCGAGGCGGAATTGTTTGATGGCGCTGCCGGGGCCGAAGCTGCCGGAGAGGGCGTTGCGCTCGCGGTTTTTGGTGGTGGCGATGCCGAGGATGGCGTTGATGGCGTCGCGCTTTTCTTCGCCGATCTTGGTGCTGCCGGGGAGTTCCTGCCGGTGGTTCTCCATGTAGGTCTTGAGGTCGGCTTCGATCTTGCCCATGTCCCAATCGAAGGGGGCGAGGGCGGGGTTGCGCTCGGCGATGCCTCGCATGGCGCGTTTGCGGAATTGCGAGAGGTCGAGCACGGTGGCGTTGAGGTTGCCTGGTTTGGTGAGTTCCCATCCCCAGGGGATGACTTCGCGGGTGATGGCTTCGAGGTTGCCGAGGCGGTTGACTCGCATGGCGCCGGTGTCTCCGCTGCCGATGGCGTGGTAGCGGACCTGCATGCTCTCGCCTGCGGCTCCGAGGGCCTCGAACTGGCGGGCGAAGGCGCGGATGTGGGGCATGAAGCCGTTGAGGAAATCGAAGCTGGGCGGGAGGACGCGGCCTCGCACGGTGACGCGGCCGTCTGCGGTCTTCTTGGGGCCGAGGACGGGGTTTGTGGGGTCGATGAGTTTGGAGCCGACGATGTTTTTGATCTGCTCTTTGACCTTGGCGTGTTCTTTGTTGAGGTCGCGCTGGTCGCGGAGGATGGCTTGGCCGGTGACGGGGTCTTTCGTAGCGAAGGTGGTCGCCATCACGCCGTCGCCTCGGTCGTAGAATGTGACCTGGGGATTGTTGGCGATGTCGCTGGCTCGGCCGCTGGGGGCGATGCGGTTTGGGCGGGGCTTTTCGTGGGTGGGGTCGTTGGCCCACTGGCGGTAGTTGTTGATGTAGGTGCCGAGCTGGGTGAGGAGGGCCTTGTCGGTGGCGAGGATGGGGTTTTCCTTAAAGAGGCTGCCGGGGGTGTCGAGGGCTTGGCCGGTCTGCGGGTCGATGCGCACACCGCTGGCGCTGAGGGCACGGGCTTGGGCACCGAGGACGCTCTCGGCGAAGGTGAGCATGTTGCCTCCGGCGGGGGCTCCTCGGCGGATGGCGGCGAAATCCATGGTGTTGCTGGCCTTGGCGAAGGTCTCGGCAAAAATCTCGTCGCGGGCCCAATCGAGGCCGTCCATGTCGCCTCGGGCGAGTCCGCCTTGGCTGAGGTTATCCATCTCGGCGGCGAGTGTGCCGGGGCTGATCTCGAAGTTGCCGTCGGGGAAGGCGCTGGCGTTTTTGCCTCGGATGATGTTGCTGGCGTATTCAGCGGCGCGGGCTTGGACGCCTTCGGGGCCGTAGGTTTTATCCACCCAGGCTCGGGCGGCGTATTTTTGCTGGCCGTCGAGGGCACCGCTGGCGAGGAGGGCGTGGCCGAATTCGTGGGGCTCGACTCCTCCACGGCGGGCGTCGAGGTTGATGAATACCTTGGCGCGTTCGCCGAGCGGGGCCTGCACAAACATGCCGGCGGTTCCGGCTCCGCCTTGGGCGTCTACATTTTTGGCGTATTCCTCGGCGCTGAGGGGGACGAAATCGAGGTTGTTGCGGAAGGTGCCTTGCATGGCGGCGAGCCTGACGAGGTTGTCGGGCGTCTGCGTGGCCATCATTTTTCCGACATCTCCGGCGTTGAGTTCGATATCGACGAGCATGCGGGACACATCGCTGAGGGCGGCTTGCTGGCGACGCTCGGCGAGGCCGGTGAAGCGGTCCACTCCTCCGCCGAGGGCGCCGAAGGTGCCGCCCATGGCGAGCATAGCGGCGGCGTCTTCATCCTGACCGGCATTGGCGGCGAGGAGGGCGAAAGGGACATTTGCTGCGGCACCTTTCACGGCACCTGTGGCGAGGGCGCTGGATCCGCGGACGGCTTGGACGATGGCGGGGTTGGAGAGCTTGCCCATGAAAGCCCGCATCTGCGGCGAGAGGGCTTGATTCGCGGCGAGGCGGGCGGGTGTGGACTCGATGCTCACGAACTGACTTGGGCGCTCGAGGACTTCTTTGAAAATGGAAGGCACGGCGGGATTCGCCAACACGGCGGCTCGGGCGGCTTGGTCCAGGCCATTGGTGGCGTCGGCGGATTCGCGGAGAATGATCTTGCTGGTTCCGGCTGCGGTCTCGATCTTGCGGAGCACGCCGAGCCCTGCTTTGTAGGCGGGGTAGAACCCGGCAATGGTGGCGCTGACTTCTGGAGGGGCGCCCACTGCGGCTGCTCCTGCGGCGATACCTCCACCGATGCCGACATTGCGCCCAAAGGTCATGGCGTTTGCTGCGGCGGAGATGTTTTGCGGGCTCACGCCTGTCTTTTCCGTGACAACCTTGGCGAAACGCTCGGCGAGGATGTCGTTGCCTTTGACAAGGCCGCCTGCGAGTTTTTCGATGCCGCTGGCGGTCTTGGCGCTGACGATCTTCATGCCTCGGGAGAGGCCAATGGCTTTTGCGCCGGCGCTGAAGGGGATGAAAGCGCCAGTAGGGTCTGCGCCGATCTCGACAACCTGCGCCTGCGACTCGATGGGCGTCTCTTGCTGATTGC